TTGTTGTATCCACAACGACAACCTAGCATTGGCATTCTTAGCAGCCTCAGCCATTAATGAGTTTGCAGCAGCCCTGCTTGCCACTGCTGTCTGAATATGTTCTTCGGCAAGTTTTCTATTACCCGTTGCATCAGCCCTCCGAGCCGCGAGGAAAGCATTTTCCGTGTCTGTCATTTTTACCTGATAATCAGCATAGGCTGCACGGGCGGTGAGGTCGGATTCATCTATCTTGTCTTGTAGAGCCAAAACCTGTGTTTGTTCTTCTTTGCCTAACGCCCCCAGTTCTTCCATAGTTTTTTGGAAACCTTCATAGAAAGTAGGCGCACCAAGAAAAGCAGCAGAAGCCGCTAAAAATCTTTGGGTGTTTGTGTCAAATTTAATTTGTTTAATACGATCCATTCTGCGCCGCTGCACATCTTTGATATCTGCCCTTGGATCATGTTCTTTTAATTTATCAATTTGGGCGCGGAGGTCGGTAAAATGTTCATTTGATTCTTCTGTCAATTGATCAATCAAATCTTCACGCATTCCAGTTATGTCTACTTCTGCAAGAGGCTCCAAACCCTCACCTAATTGTTCCCCCTGCACATACCCAGATATAGTATTGCCCCCACGGTGAGCGGCGATCTGCGCTCGTCTTGCAATCACTTTGTCTATAGTTGGCGCAGTATCACCATTAACAGCAGCTTTAGGAGGGACTACGGGTGGGACGCCATCTTCAGAACGCCTAGCCGCCGTCAACCTTTGGAGGACGGCATTGAAGTCAGGGACAATTTCGTCGGGGTAGAATCCAAAGGGACGGAGGGGGGTGACTGAAATATCTTTAGTTACGACATAGGGCGGCTCCTCGACTGTCGAGGCGAGGGCTGCTTCGCGGGCTTCTCTAATAGCATCCGTTTCGTAGTCGATGTCAAGGCCGAGACCCCGTCCTCTATCGGCAAAGGCCTTCGTCAACAATTTGCGCCTGTCACGCTCGGCTTCGGTCAGTTCTGGGCTATCGGGAAACACCGGTTGGCCATCGTGCTGCTGCCAAGTGACCTCTGGCCAAAACCGCTCCATCAGCGCCCTAAATTGATTAATGCCACCTTTGTTATATACGTGTTGCAGAAGACCCGGCTGGAAGTCATATATGTCGGGCGCGGGGGGTGCGTTGGCGAGGCGCAGCGCTTCGGCCTCGCGGTCACGGCGCTGCTGCTCCAGCAGCGTCTGTGACCAGTGTTTGGGGGGCTGTGTGGCTGTCGGAGGTTCGGCAGCGGGCGGTGGCGGCTTATACGGTGGCGGGATCACGGCGGCAGCGGACGGCGGTGGCGGTGGCGGCGGCGGTGACGGTGGCGGGATCAAGCTCGACGGCCGTGGCGGAGGAACTAATCCACCTTCGGCAGCGATGCGGGCAAGGCGCTCGGCCTCGGCAGCGGCGGCGGCAGCGTTGGCAGCGTCGGCAGCGGGCGGCGGTGGCGGTGGCGGCGGCGGTGACGGCGGCTGGTAGGACGGATCACCCATATCAAACAGCATGGCACCGGTTGCGGCAGACCCATCTTCGGCATAGACGGTGCGCCCCTGTGTGCCATTGGATGCAAACGCAGATGCCCCCATTCCGCCATAAGCTCTATTCTTCTCCGCTACAGCAGGAGAGGTTAGCAAAGCTAACATCGCCCTTCTTTTAAGTTCTTGTTCTGGATACGGGTTTTTTAAATCACTCGCAAAAGAGCGGTCACTTTCAGAATAAAGACGGCCTTCCTTTCGAGCCATTTCCAGAGCTTTTTTCAACGCATCGGAGCCACGGGCATAAACCCCTCCTGCTGGCACACGCCCACGCTGTGCGTAAACAGTGTTCCCCATCGTTCCCCCAGCAGCTTGCATAACCTGTGGTGAAAGCGCGGGTTGTGTCGGCATACCAGACGCAATACCAGCGTTTACAGGGGGCTGCATTGCAGGCGGGCGCATTGCAGGAGGCGACATTGGTGCATTCGCACCTGTGATGTTGGAAGGGATAGGACGAGACGCAAGTTGTGACGGATTGGCGGGCGTAGGATTAACAGAGCCTGGATTCAACGCCTTCATCACATCTTCAATAACGGTTCCAGTCTGCTGATCTGTTCTCTCTTTTGCCTGAAGGGCTGCAAACCTTTTCGCCATGTCCGCACGACGCGCCACCTCGGCAGCAACCTGATACGCAGGAATGCCAGGAGGAGGGTTTCTCATGTATTGATTAAGAGTTTGCTGGTCAATAGATTGTAGGGCTTCAGCCGCTTCAATTGGATTATAGGGCATGAATTATCCTCCCATCACACTTCGGGCAAGACCAAGACCACCAAGTCCGTACCCCATCAACTGGTTTGCCATACTAGGTGGTGCTTCATATCTAGATACATCTGAAGACGACGTAACAGGAACACCGTGAAGTATTCCGCCATACCACCCCAGTTGCTGGCGCGGAAAATCCCTTTGCGAAATAAAATCCGACAACGCTATATCGAGACCCTGTTGCTGTTGCGCTTGACGCTGTTCACCGACTTGACGCAAAACATCAGCAGACCTCAGCCCCAGCGCTTGTTCTTGAGTGCCTAAAGCGCCGAGTTGTTGGGCAGCTTGAAGCCCGATTTGCTCACCCTGAAGACCTATTCTTCCAGCTTGCTGGTAAGCCCTGTCACGCATCTCGGCACCACTTAACCCAAGCCGTGCAGCCTGCTGTGCAGAAATATCGCCCAATTGCGCTGCGCGAAGTTGCCTTTGCTGGTCAGCTTCAAAAGCAGCTTGTCCTGCGGTAAATGCCTGCGCCCTCTGCCCCGCCTCAACTTCGGCAAGACGGTCTTCAAGCCTACCCTCTGCGACACCTCGCGCAAGCTCTGCTCGGCTACCGCCGAAAGCGCCTTGCTGGACAGCACGGGCATCTAGCCCAGGGGAAACGTCTTCAGCAAATCTTTGCTGCGCCCTTTGCCTCTGGACATCAATAACATTTTCCACAAATGGATTCATATACTGCTGGGCAACATCTGGGTCAGTAAAGGCAGCAGAAGAAAACTGTCCTGGCTGGTATTGGCCTGACTGGTAAATGTCCACAGCAGAACGTGTGGGATCGTAAACAGGCTGTGTGGTTGGACGGTGTTGTGCTGATTGTGCAGCACGCTCACTGGCTAAAGGCAGTTGCGAGGGAACCCCTGCTTCCCCTATTGCGGTTGCAGCTTGAAAACTCGCCTCCTGTTCGGGGGTAAATCCAGCAAGCCTCTGCCCTGTGTATGCTTGATACGGCTGTTGAGATTCAGCAGATGTTCTATCCAATACTTCTTCAAAATACGGCTGAACATATGCAGGCAAATTAGTTTGAGTAACCGTTGATTCTGTGGGAGGGGGAGGCCCGCCCCCACCGCCGCCGCCCTTACCCATAATTCTTACTCCTTAAACATTTTTTCATATACAACATATTCTGGTGTCCATCCGTGCGGTTCTAAAATCTTTTTAAATCCCTTGCGACCAGTCATCTCCAGACCTGAACAGGCATTATCTTTTGCCCACCTTTCCAATGTCTCAAGCATTTCATCCCGCCATTCTATTATTCGCTCTCCGCCCAAGAATTGACCAGCCAATAGTTTTTTCTTCGGATAAAAAACAAACCTTGTTGTCAGCGCGGCAATGACTTTGCCGTCCTCAAGAACAATCCACAAATGCTGTTCAGAATTAACAATTTCGCAGAGAATATCGTCCATTGAATAACGACCATGAGCCGTGTGGATCGACTTCTCTAAAATTGGCGCTGTCTCATCCCACGTTAAAGAAACATAATCAGCGGGAACCAAAGATACCCGCATTAACCAAATGCTCTTCGCAGTGCTTCCTCTTCCATGCCTTCAACCATTGCACCGTTTTGAGGTGTCGGAGGAAGCCCATTCGCTAGAGCTTGGTTAGCCAAGTCTTTCCCTGTTTTGATATATTCATTTTCACCCACCCTGAGATTGGCTGTTTCCGTACCAGTCATGGGGTCTACAATTTTTCCTGCAATAACGTCTTCACCCTGAAGCCCTCCGTCAGGAACAGTTGTTTCCCCATTTGCAGGTCTGACCATGCCACCTGTTTCTCTGGTTTGACCAACCATTTTTTTAAGCGCTCTGTAAGCCCGCGCCCCAAAGACCCCAATATACTCATCAATGGCATTTTGGGCATCCGAAGGTTCAAGCTCACCCTCCAAGGCCAAAACAGCCCTGTCGTAGATCGCCCGCTCTTCTGCATTTTGGGGGTCTGAAGGCTCAGTTAGCATTGCCTCATCCCTGACACCTTCTTGAATTACCTCTGGCGCACCCGCCATGATACCAGTAGTCGCTACTTCTTCCACCCCAATTGGAGCTTCTTCTTCAACTGGAATTTCTTCTTCAACAACCCCCGCAATGCCACCAACTTGTTTATTGAATGTAGGGAGACCTTCACTGTTTAACAGCTTTGCTTCTTTTTCTCTTCTTGTAGAATAGCTATCACCGAAGTCATTTAACTCATTAATCACACTATTCCAATCATTACTTATAACTCCATTCCAAAACTTAGGAGTTTTATGTTTCATATCTCCATATTGAAGACCTACAGAGGTAATAACTGTCTGTTGATTAGGCGTTAATTCACTCCAAGACTTACCACTGTCATTCTCATAATCACTTTTAATTCTATTAACGTGATACTTCTGAATAGACTCATCTAGTATTTTAACATCTACTGGTGATAACACCAATGGGTTGTCTTCTATATACTTCTTGGCTTCATCACCTTTAAGACCAAAATAAGGTTCTAATACTTCTATTATATCATTAGGCACTTTAAGAGTCTCTAAGAACTCAGCGTTCTTCATCTTTAAATCCACACCAGTTCCTATAGTTACCCCTGAGTTATCACTGGGTACATATGCTGTATCTACAGCCTTGCCTTCTAATTCACCTATAAAATTCCAATTTACTTTATCCATTGCTGTTTCTCCCTCAGTGCCTTCTTGAGCGTTAGCTGACGGCATATAAGACCGCATTAACCCAGCCAAATCCCTTGCAGATGTTCTCGGTACTTGGGGTTGTTGGGGTTGA